ACTTTCAAATTGCCAAGCGCTTTAAAAAATCCCGCCGCGAATGCTACATCGTATACAACGCCCTCAAGCGCGAAGGGGTAATCGCCAAGCAGGTTTACGTTGACGAGAGCGGTTTTACCGTGTTACGCTACCAACAGGCTTACGCTCAAGGGGTCGCCGCTCAGGTGTCAGCGAGGGCAAAAGAAAAGGTTTGAAAAATACAAAGGTTAACAATGGCACCGCCAAAAGGAAAAACAAATAATCCTAACGGAAGGCCAGCAGGAAAGCCTAACAAATCCACGATGGAGTTTCGCGAGGCTGTTAATGCGCTACTGCGATATGCCGCCCCCAACATGGTAAAGTGGTTGGAAAAAATTGCAGCAGATGATCCAAACAAGGCGCTTGACCATGTGCACAAACTTGCTGAGTACGCCCAGCCGAAACTCGCCCGCACCGAAGTCACCGGCAAAGATGGTGGCGCAATATCCGTACAAATCACCGACAACGTTTAAGCCATGAATCAGCGCGTGGTGACACTGGCCGATAAAATCGCGCCCACGTTCCACGATATTCACCGCGCGATAAAAAAATCAGACACGACGCGCGAGTCGCTTGAGATATGGCTGAAGGGTGGCCGGGGTAGTTGTAAATCATCCACGGCGGCGATCGAAGTGATTCTGGGCATCATGAAAGACCGCGACGCGAACGGCATCGCGTTTCGTAAGGTGGGTGATACGGTGCGCACCAGTACGCTGCAAACTCTGCTATGGGCGGTGAATAAACTGGAAGTGCATGAATACTGGCGGCATACGAAAGCCCCCGCCGAGCTAATTTATATCCCCACCGGCCAAAAAATCCTATGCAAAGGCCTTGATGATCCGCTCAAGATGAAATCCATCAAACTTGAAAAAGGCTATTTTAAATTCCTATGGTTCGAGGAAGCCGCCGAGTATAACGGCATCGAGGAAATACGCAACGTGGAGCAATCCATCCTGCGCGGCGGTGATGCGTTCGTGGAATTCTTGACGTGCAACCCACCAAACGACCCTGCGGCATGGGTAAACAAAGAAAGTGGCGTAGCAAAGCAAGGTCGCATCGTCCACATGAGCAGCTATCTCGATATTCCTCCCGAGTGGCTAGGCGAAAAGTTTATCCGCGACGCTGAGTGGCTGCGCGAGCACGACCCCGTGAAATACGCCCACGAATACATGGGCGAAGCGGTAGGACGTGCTGAACAGATTATCTTCCACGGGAAATATAAGGTGAAGGAGTTCGATACACCTGCGCCTAAGGAGTGTTACGAGAGCCGCTATTTTTACGGCATGGACTTCGGCTTCGCGAATGACCCGAACGCGCTGGTGCGTGCGTTTATCCGCCAAGAGGATGGCAAGCTGAATCTGTACGTCGACCGAGAGGTGGGGGGCGTTGGCATCGAGCTTGACGATCTTGCTGGCGTGGTCGAAAAGATGCCAGACGTGCGCCGCTGGATGATTAAGGCCGACTGCGCGCGCCCTGAAACGATTTCGTTTCTGTCTAAACGCGGGTTTAATATCGAGGCAGCGGCGAAGTGGCAGGGCAGCGTCGAGGATGGCATCGAATACCTGCGCACGTTCGCAACGATATTTATCCACCCCCGTTGCACGCAGCTTGCCGATGAAATGACAAAATACAGCTACAAGGTGGACAGACACACGCAGGAGGTGCTGCCCGTTGTGGTCGATAAGCATAACCACTATATCGATGCACTCAGGTACGCGCTGAGCGATTACATCAAGTCGGAAGTATCCATCCTCGACGTACTTTAATCGCGGTAAACGTATCGGCTGCTATTGCGGTGCGTAAGGTCGACGGGGGGTTTTACATTCTTAGGCGTGCCGCTGCACAGCTTGCTATCTTCGCAGTCCTTGATCTCTCCCACCACATAATCCCAGACGCGATACATATCGCCGGTGCGCGTCTGATAGCAGAATCCGCCTTTGGCCAAATCCTGATAGTCCTGCTTCGATTTCGGGAAGTTCATCGCAAGCGTGGCATGCAGCATGCACTGGTCGAGGGAATAATAGCGCCCCTTCTCTTGTGGGTTTTGCCCGCCCGATGTGGATACGATAACAATCAAGGCCCAAGTTTTAAACATAGCGTTTCCTTTCCGAAGGGTTTTGCTATACCATGCGAGCGCAGGGTTATCAAGAAAGTTGACTTTGCCGCCGCCGCGTGATGAATCTTGAGGGATAGGAGCGACCTTCGGCATGACTGAAAAACCAGAATTAGCGAACAGTTATACCGATTTCGCCACGAGCATCATGGGGCCGATGAATCCATACGGCGGCTCACAGCTTTCGCAGGCTGATAGCCTTTTTAAAAACAACCGCTGGTATTTAATCAGCAACTTCCGGCAGCTGCTTTCGGAAATGTACGTCGAGCACGGCGTCATTCAAACGCTATGTGACCAGCCAGTAAGCGACGCATTCCGAGCAGGGTTCGATATTAAATCAAGCCAGCTTGACGGCAACGACATCGAGAAGATTCAGACATACATCGAGCGCCACAACGTCGTTGAGAAGATAAAACAGGCATGCACCTGGGCGCGGCTATATGGCGGCGGGGCGATTATCCCGATGACCGACCAAGACCCTAGCAAGCCGCTAAATTATAAAGCAATAAACGCAGACACGCCGCTGGACTTCAAGGCCGTTGATATGTGGGAGCTGTATAATTCGCTCCTGAACCTTGGCGACAGTGACCCCGCCGATGGTGACTTGAATATGGCCGTAATTGATGCCGCAGAGTTTCAGCACTACGATTTTTATGGTCACCGCGTGCACCGTTCCCGCGTGTGGCGCATCGAGGGCAAAGCCGCCCCCGCGTTTATTCGCCCTCGCCTGCGCGGCTGGGGTATGAGCGAGGTTGAGCGCGTCGTGCGCAGCTTTAACCAGTACCTGAAAAATCAGGACGTGGCGTTCGAGCTTCTCGACGAGGCGAAGGTGGACGTTTATAAAATCAAGGGTTTAAATAGCTCGCTGCTTAGTTCGACTGGCTCACAAAAAATCGCCCAGCGCGTGCAAACCTCGAATATGATTAAGAACTATTTGAACGCGCTCACGATGGATGCGGACGACGATTATATCCAAAAGCAGGTTCAGTTTACTGGCCTTGCCGATATGCTGCCCCAGATTCGCATGGGTATCGCTGCCGACCTTCGCATGCCGATGACGAAGCTGTTCGGTATCAGCGCCGCTGGATTTAGCTCGGGCGAGGATGACATCGAGAATTATAATGCCATGGTCGAATCGGAAATCCGAGCCAAAGTGAAATATGTCGTCATTGATGCGGTGATGATTATCTGCCAGAAGCTGTTTGGCATTATGCCCGACGATCTGATGGTGAATTTCAAGCCGCTGCGCATCCTCAGTGCGAAGGAAGAGGAAGAGGTTAAAAACCACCGCTTCAACCGCACTGTTTCGGCGTATCAATCGGGGCTAATTACCGCGCAAGAGACGAAGGAATCAATAAATAAAGACGACCTCCTGCCCGTTGAAATCGACGAAACCGCCGAAGCGCTTCCGCCGATTGATGGTAATTTCTTGGTAAGCGCGGGCGCTAATGTTGACGGGGGGCAGTGATGACTATCGAGTCAAGCTCGCTTGAGCGCAACCTTCTAATCTATCAAGGCGATAATTTCCCCTTCAAGGTTTATTATTCGGTTGATGGCACGCCAGTTGATTTCACCGGATGGACTGGCGTGATGAAGCTGAAAAAGAACTTTCAGGACGTTACTGCCGCACTCACGCTTACGACAGGTAACGGAATCACTTGGCAGGACGGGGCGATATTAATCAGCATGACCCCCTCTCAGACGCTAGCGCTTTCGCAGGTGTATTACTATGACTTGGTTATGACCAGCCCTGATGCCAGCGAGCGCATCACCCCTATTTTTGGCCAAGCGATTATCCGGCAGAGCGTGAGCCTATGACACCCATACTATCGGGCGGCGTTGTCATCATCGAGGTGGATACAGAGGCCCGCCGCCAGGTGATAAGCGTCACCAACACTTCGGGCGTTGAGGTTATACCAGCAGGACACCGCGGTTTAAGTGCGTATCAGGTGGCGCTTGCTAATGGATTCGTAGGGACTGAGGCTGAGTGGCTTGCGTCGCTACAGGGCGCTGACGGCGCTACTGGCCCACAAGGGCCAACGGGCGCTACTGG